TTGCGTAAGAATTCTTCGTGAGACATGCCAAAAATATGCTCGGCCACCCAGCGTCTAGAAAAGTAGCCCTCTGTGGCGCCACCGGCAATATCAAATTTAGACTTCCAGTGCTCAAGCTCCTGCAACTCTGCGATCTGGGAGGGGTTATTCAGCGCCAGATCAAAGGCCAGCAAATCATCTCCTCTAAATCCTAATGTATAAAGGTGAATGATACCAATTTTTTCTAGCTCTGCGACGAGTACTCTTTGCAATCTCTGGATTGTTCTCGCGAAGCGAATGTCTTTTTGCGCTAAAGTTGTCTTATCTTCAGCGGCGCCGTCGCCCATCGCAAGATACGCTTGAGGGACTTTTAACGCCGAAAACAACTTGTCTCTTAAATATTTGATATCATCGATTTGAGTCGTGTTTTGTCCACCGGCAAGATTCTGGATATCTGTCGCAGATCCGGGGCGCACAGGAATAAAGTAGTCCTCTTCAATCGACATTGGATTATAACGTAAGTCAACTTGACCGGTCGTTGGATCAACAACCGAATGTCTTTTTAGTTGCGTCACGATCTTTTCCATATATTGCTCGACTTCATTGGGAGGAATAGCCCCTACATCGATCTTGAACACTCTTCTTTCGGATGAACGGATAACCCGATAAGCCATCATGGCATCTTCCATAAGAACTAGCTGGCGCCAAATGCGGCGTGCTGGCTCTAGAATAGAAGTTCCATAAGGCGCGTACTTGTCGTGCCCCAAAATGCGAAAGTGCGCGCATTGCCAATTTTCAAATGTCATACCGGCGGAGTTCCACTGATACTGGACATAGTTCGGGTTAGTGCTATCCATGCCCTCTAATCTTTCAATATCCTGTATTGGTAACGAAATAACCGACTGTATTCCAAACTTTTCATCAATATCTAGGTACAGGAAAAAATCGCCATATTTACACATTGTGCGCGCCCAGCCAAATAAATTATATTGGACATTCAAAATCTGATCATACAAAATCGCTAGCACAGCTTTAATTTCTTCGTTAGGGCAGTTAATGTTTATCATGGGCCGCAAAGTCGAATAAGTAGTCATTTCATCTGCGTAAATATCTAGAGTCGATGCAATCTCTGGAGTATACTCCATCTGATCAAAATCAATGTAACGCTCAGATCTGCGCTGATTCCCTATCGCATTGGAGGCAATTTGATCGAGGGGGCTGTGTAGAGCCTTTTTAAACTGTTGGCCGGAAGCCGATTTAAATCGGGACGCGAATTTGTCAAGGTGCTGCCTTCTTATGCGGCGGCCGGATTGAGAACGATAATTTATAATCGGTCCGGAAAACAATCTTGTGAGAGACTTAAAAAGCTCCGATTGTCTATTTGCTGGGTTCTTCCCTTGCTTGCTATTGTCTCGTGGCATTACCTTCTCACTTTATAATCCATTTATATTGGCTGTACATCTTTTCAGCTTCTGTCATTCTATCAAAAATATTGTCTTTTTTATAGCCCTCTTGGCCAACGATGCGCGTATTCATAGTTGTTTTTGTCGTATAAATCGCAGCTGCGAAAGCTTTTTGATAATTTAGATCTCGCGCATTTGCTTGCAGTGCTGTGTCTCTTACCCAGCATGCTATAGCTAGCGCCATAATCAAATCATCATTGTAGCCTTTCATCGCTTGCGGCTTACCATTCCTCCAAATAAAAGTTTTCATCTCGTTAACGGTGCGAGAAGAATATATGGTAATTAGTTTGTTTCTTATAAACTCCTCTAATTTGGCGACAACTAGTGGGCGCGTTTTCATTGAAGTGGTGAAGCCGGGCACTGCCGCAGACCGAATCTCGGCCTGATGTTGCTCAATATATTCGTGTGTAGATTTAATAGAATGATAAACGTTTGAGTATTGATGTTCATTGATGAGCTTGTCCAATACAGAGTAGCCAATGTTGTTGTTCTCCACCACAACCATACAATTACCAAATTCTCCTCCAACGCTATTAAGCATATTCGCGAACATATCTATTGTCGGCTTCCCTTGATATTCTCCAATGATCTCTAGTGTCTCAAGCTTAATGATGTGAAATGTTGAAAAGTCGGCGCCATCGCCCCTGGACACATCTGCTACCAACAGATAATTGCATGTTGGATCAAACTCTTCGAAGATCCAAAAATTTCTATCAAAGCCGGTCCTATACTTTGGCTCTCGTACGGTCGATAGCATCCATTCCATGCAGTCAGGATCGATCACTGTTTCACCAGACGTATTAAAGTTACACTCAAGTTCTTGCGCAATCTGGCGCTTGGACATATTCTTGGTTTCTTTCTTAAACCATTCTGTATCTCGTTCTGGGTGGACATCCCACTGCAACGTTGTGAGGTTAAAGTTATTAGTACCCGCCTCAGAGTCGGTACAAGTTTTATGAAACCAGTTACCCACGCCATTCGGTGTTGAAAGCGCAATACATCGCCCACCTGTCGATAGCGTGGGATACAGGCCGGTCCAAAGCTCTTCAAGGTTTTCGATGTGCGCAGCCTCGTCAAGCACCAAAAGCGATAGAGCTTCCGAACGACCAGCATCGCCAGACGTTGATGCTGCCTTAATAGAAGAACCATTAGAAAGCTCAAACGATGTGCGGTTGTCTACACTAATCGTCGCAATCTTTAACCAGTCAGGAACATTGCGCATAATGTGTTTAACTTTCTTGACCAAGTTTCCTGCTGTCGCAAACTTGGTCGCCATAACAAGAATAGCCTTATCGCGATGAAACAACATCATCCACACGATATAGCCGGCGGTAATCGTTGAGATACCTAACTGTCGAGCTTTTAGAATAACGTTAAAACGGTAATCATTAAAATCTTCAAGAAGGTCATCTTGGAAGTCGAAAGTGTTAAAAAGAATAAGTCCATGTAGTGGGTGTGAGATTCTTGCGTAGTTGTTAAGGAAGTAGGAGGGGTCTTTTCCACACTTAAGTATCTCTTTTACTTTTTCTTGTTTTGATAATTGGAAGCTCATTAATCATCGGGCATGCTGTTGAATATTCGCATCTGCTGTTAATTTTTTATAAAGAGCGGCCAAAGCATCAGTTATCTTCTCGCCCTCAATTTGCGTATCTTCAACCGCTTTTCTAATGTTGCCGCCGCCTTTTATGTATTTCTCCCATATATCAACAAGATCGTTTAAGCTGGTTTCGTTCCATTGGGTCATAGTTCGGGGCAAACTAACGGCTGGATGGCCCAACTGTGTTGGGTCTTTAGCTCCGAGAAATTCCTCGGGTGCTGGGGGGTATCCGGCCTTTTTAAGGTCCTTGGCAAACTGATAATCGGAAATAGCTATATCATACGGACGCGTCTTGATGTACTTTGGGTTTGGTTTCCGACTATAGCCGGATTCAGATTCGGGATCCGAAAAATAAAGACTGCTTTGAAACTCGACGGCATCCCTCTTGGGCTCGCCCATACTTAATATTAATTCTGCCCATTCTTTTGCTGGCATCGGCTTGCGAGTCTTTGGGTGTTTTAAGGGCCCAACGCTAGACCATCTAGGCGTGAGCTTGGGGTCTCTCATAGCTATATTGCGGCGGGCCCTTTTGACGGCATCTCGGTTTTTGCGGTCTCGATCCATTGACGCGTCACTTTGGGCTCTAGCTTGTGGTGAAATATAAGGGGCTTCTTTTAGAAGTCGCTGGTGGCTTTCGATCAAATAGATATAGTACTCTTGTCGGATGATCTCTTCGATGCCGCGGTGTAGGCCTCCGATGGTTTTTTGCTCGGGCGCATCAACCGGGACCTTTTCTGCCTCTTTTTGGCCAGGAGAACGAATTGCTCTTCTCATTTCTTCTTCTTCGGGCTCGGCGACGTCGGACTCATACATTTCGTCGTATACAGCGCCCATAATATCGCCGGTTACCTCTTGAGGGGTGCCCTGCAGTAATGCGACGATCGTGCGCTGAGCATCTTCAGCAGATACTTCCTCTTTAATAACTTCCTCGGTTATGATCTCGCGTAATCTTTCAAGGGTGATTTTCATTACTCTTTCCTCTTGTCGTTATCAGGACGAGTACCCCACCCTCCTTGTTCCAAGAAACTTTTCCAGTTGCCCTCAAGTCGATCTTCCGATGGAACATCAAGCTGCATCTCTTTATTGAGGCCGCCAACTACGTAATGCTTCTTTGCAAGAACCCATGAGCGGACGCGGGTTGAGTTTTCGACACGAACGTCGATCTCGCCTTCTTCTGTGAGTGATACTGACTTTCCTGTAATCTTTTTGTATTCTTTAACAAGCCAGCTTTTGATGTCGGCAAGTCTTTGGTTCACCTCGTCTTCAAAGCCTGCAGCATATACTTCTTTAAGTTGCACTTCTGACTGGTAAGTGAGGCACATCATGTTACCATAAAACTTAACGCCGAAGCCATCCATCACTCTCTTGTCGAGAATTGGATCTCCTTCTTCTCTCTGAAGTCCTACCTCAAGCAAGTCGCCATCTTCGGTTAGCGCTCCATCGTATGCGTTCGCGGCGGCTTGCGATAAGCCTTGTACTATTTCATAAACTGTTGCCATTATTCAGTTGCTCCTGTTGGTTGCGCTTGGGCTGCGGGGTTACTTGGGTCTGCCGGCTCTGACTCAGCATCAGCAGTCTCGGGGGCCTGCTTTTTAAACAAGTCCCAAAGTTGTTGAACCTTCGTTGCAACTGCTCCGGTGGCTTGGTTTCCAGGCATTTCAGACATTATCTGATTAATTCGATCGAGGACTTTAGCAACATTAACTTCCATCTGTTGAAGCTTTGATGATTGCATTGCACGTTGGGCGCCGGAAATGCCGCGGCGAGCTTTCTGCAGGGCTGATTTTGCTACTTTGTCGAGAAGCTCGTCGGAGCGTTCTGCATCTGTATCTGCTTCAGAGCGAAGAAGCTCTAATTCTTCGTTAATGATCTGTTGAAGAATTTTTTTGTTTAGTTTCATTTGGTCTCCATCCTTTCTTCCATCTTTCTTCTCTTCCCTCGACGTATTGAATGTAACATTTATTACAACATTCAAATTTGACAAGACAAACATCATCCATGGATTTCTTCGGGAAACACCCGCAGACAGGACAACTTTTTAAAGATTCTCTATTAAGTAGTTTTTTTGAGATCTTAATGCCATTAACATCAACTTTTTCTTGCCACTCATCATTTTTGCGTTGTTTTTTATAAAACTGCTTAGATTGCTCAAGGTAATCTTTCTCTTTATGCTCGTTCCAATTGCCTTTCGGATTTTGAACGGCTTCCTTGCCGTACTTCTCTGTTATCGCCCTTTCTACTGCAGCAATCTTGTTGGGGTCACCGCTCATTAAACACCCTATATGCGCCATAAGTCGTAAGAACTCCCGCCGCAACTCCACCAGCAAACCACCACCACTTTCTAGTTGGAGACTGTGCCAACATTGCTTCTTGTAGCGCTGCGATCTCTATGTCTTTTTGCTCAATACGCAGATCATATTCTTGCGTAAGGGCATCCAATCGGATCTGGAAGTTGTCGCGCTCTAATTGAAACTGTGTAGCTTGTACGTCGATCTGATACTCTACTTCCAAGTCGCATTCCAATCTATATTCCATCGGAAGCACAAGCAACTCGGCCATGGCTCGTTTATTGAACAAAACACCCTCAAAGGGCGCTGGTTCATTTTCACCAACAATAGTAAACTGTGGCGGCTCAGCAGCATGAGCCACGATAGAAAACCTGAGCGATGTAAGTAACGTACTGAAACCCAAATTTATCTGTTACTTGTTCTGCGAGTTCTTCTTTATTTTCGGTAAACTGTTTTCGGGTGTCGATTGTTGTCTCAATTTCAATAATTCTTTCCTCAACCACCACTTCAACCTTAGCTCTTTCTTCGTCATATTGTCTCTCCAATAATTCTAATGCATCGCGGTAGGTTCGCAATGCCTGTTCTTTCTTTTCTAACTCTTCCGCATGAATTTCTTGTAAACCATCGATTTGACTTTGAAGAGACTGCTGACTAACCTCATAAGTGTTCTCAAGCTGTTTATAATCATAACGCATTTTTCCGATAACTGTAAGCAAAAGAATGATAATTGTTATTTCTTTCCAGTTTTTCTTTGCGAGACCGAGAACTTTAAGCCAGTCAACTTTAATCATCACACACCTTTCATTCTAGCAATGCCGTCGATAATAGCCTGACCGCCAATATAAAT